TAATACTTCCAACGCTCTTCCTCTACGACATTATTTTCAAGCGTCTCTTGCAAAGCAGGAAACTCAGCAGCCATAGGTTCACAACGGCGTCCCGTTTCTTTTTCAATAAGCTGATAAATGACCTTCATATTTTTTCCTTACCTGAACGATTATCAAAAGATTGTTTTAAATAAACTTCCTTCGCCGCACGTTCGCGGACGAATTCCTTATCTGCACCAATAACGCCGAATTTCTCTAATGTGCGTTCTCCTTTTTCCATTGCGTATTTTTGCTTATCAAGTTTGATGGAAGAGCGTGAATTGATTGATGTTGAACCTCCGGAAACGCAAATGGTTTTTTCAAGCTGTCCTTTAATTGCGTTGCAAGCATTTATTTCTTTGGGAGCGAGAGCGGCATGAAAGAAAAATATTTCAATCAACCTTCTGTAATGACTGCCCAGCAGCATTTTTCACAAGTCCCAAAAGCAGATATTCAGCGTTCTCGGTTTGATCGTTCACATGCTTTGAAGACAACCTTTGACGCTGGTTTATTGATTCCTGTATTTGTCGATGAGGTTCTCCCCGGTGATTCGTATAATGTGAATCAGACTGCTTTTTGCCGGTTGGCTACGCCACTTAAACCCATCATGGATAATATTTATCTCGATACACAATTTTTCTTTGTGCCGTATCGTTTGGTGTGGGATCACTGGGAAAATTTTATGGGTCAGCGCGATGACCCTGATGACGATCCAAGTGTTTATACTATTCCACAGCGTGTTTTTTCTATGGCTGCTTCCACACCTGGTACTTTGCAGAATTATTTTGGTATACCTTATCGTCCTTCTGGTAGTGTTTCTGTCAGTGCTTTGCCTTTTCGTGCATATGCTCTTATTTACAATGAATGGTATCGTGATCAAAATTTGCAAGATCGTGTTGCGTTTAGTACAGGTGATGGTCCTGATACTTCTGTACAAACTAATGGTTCGATTTTAAGGCGTGGTAAGCGTCATGATTATTTTACTTCGTGTCTACCATGGCCTCAAAAAGGTACTGCAGTTTCTATCCCTCTTGGTTCCACTGCTCCAATCAACACCACAGAAGCCGCAATCGGTCTCAAAGCTATAAGCGGCGGCGGTGTTGGTAGCTTCACTGCAAACGTACCATCACTACAAGTAACAAGTAGAACTGGTACATGGAACACTGATACTACAATCGCATTCCAAGATCCGTTTACGGCTCTCGAAGTCGATTTAACTGGCGCAACTGCTGCCACAATTAACCAACTTCGTGAATCTTTCCAAATTCAAAAACTTTACGAACGCGATGCTCGCGGCGGTACTCGCTATACTGAAATTATTCGTTCTCATTTCGGCGTTACATCTCCAGACGCGAGATTACAACGTCCGGAATATCTCGGCGGTGGTTCACAACCAGTGAACATAAATGCAATTGCACAAACATCATCAACCGACGGAACATCTCCTCAAGGTAACTTAGCTGCCACTGGTATCATGTCTTCATCTGGTCAAGGCTTTGTAAAAAGCTTTACTGAACATTGTGTTATTATTGGTCTCGTTAATGTACGAGCTGATTTAAATTATCAACAAGGTCTAAACAGAATGTACTCAAGGAGAACAAGATGGGACTTCTACTGGCCAGCATTATCACACATTGGAGAACAAGCTGTTCTCAATAAAGAAATCTATGCTCAAGGCTCTGCCAACCCAGCTCAAGACGTTGCTGTCTTCGGTTATCAAGAACGATACGCTGAATATCGATATAAACCATCGGTTATCACAGGACAATTTCGTTCTACTTACTCATCTACTCTCGACATCTGGCACTTAGCTCAAGATTTCGCTTCACTACCTGCTCTTAACGCGACATTCATTGTCGACAACCCACCAGTTGATCGCGTTATTGCAACTCCAGCGGAACCTCACTTTTTATTCGATGCATACTTTAACATGGTCTGTACTAGACCTATGCCTACGTACTCTGTACCAGGCTTAATCGATCATTTCTAAAAGGAGGATTCTATGGGTATAGGTGTAGCAATAGCGGAAACTGTAGGAAAAGCTGCCGTAGATTTCGGTATGACCGAATACGGCAATCGCCAAAACTTCCGTGAATCTTCTAACGCTCGCGACTTCGGCGCTTCAATGGCCCGCGAGCAAATGTCTTTTCAAAAAGAAATGTCTAACTCTGCCTACCAAAGAAGTATGGCAGACATGAAAGCGGCAGGGTTAAACCCCATGCTCGCATTCTCACAGGGGGGCGCAAGCTCCCCTTCTGGGGCTTCCGGTGGAACCCCTACTGCGACTGCTCAAATATCTAAAATGGATTTTTCCCGTTACATGAACGAACTAAAAGAAACTAATTCTCGAACAGATCTAAACAAATCAACGGAAAAAAATCAAGAAGCTCAAATCAAAGTCGCAAACGAAACCAAAACTCAAAAAGAAATCGAAAACATGATCGGTGTTGAGAATCTCAACATACTACGATCACAAAAACCTGCTCTTATGCAAGAAGCTGCTAACGCAAAAGAGCGCGCCAAAGCCGAGGAGAAATTTATCCCATTCGACGCCTGGGCTAAACGCGCTGAAAGAGTTCTTAACTCTGCTCGCAGCTTCATCCCATTCACTCAAGGACCAAATACGTCCGACTCTACTACTTACAATCCAAAAACCGGAGAAATCACTAATGAAACAAAAAAAAGCTATCGAAAACACTAACAATAAAGGAGAACTAACAATGACGATCTCAAACGACAATCACACTATTCCCTTCAAATCTCGATACTCTGTAAAACTCCGGAAAGGTATCGTGAATAACGAACCGTCAAAAACCAAACAGAGCTTTCAAGAGGAAAGCGATATAAACAACATTCTAAAAAAATATGCCGCTACCGGCTCTCTACCAACTAACATTAAAGAAAATCCCCAGTATGGGGATTACTCGTCAGTCCCTGTATATCAAGAAGCTTTAAATACTGTCTTAAAAGCAGAACAACAATTCCAAGGACTGCCATCATCTCTACGTGATCGTTTACAAAACGATCCTAATCAATTCTTGGCATATGTAGCTAATCCAGAAAATTCGGAAGAATTACTTAAACTCGGCTTGGTTAAACCAAAAATAATTAAAGAGGATATTCCCAATAACCAAGCAAAAGAACAAAAAGCTCCAGCAGATGCCAAACTATAATGGCCTAGGAAGGGCCATAAACCGGTCAAGGGGCCTAAAAACCCCTTTGACCCTATTCCGACCCCGGTATTTCCAATACCAGCAAATTCCCCCCCGGAGGGATGGGCCAAAGGCCCAGGGGTTCGGATCCGGGAGCGAAGCGACCTCCCCGCACAGTTACGCTACTTGACGTAACTGTGCGGAGTGACACCGAATCACGAAAAACTAACTTTGGGATGCCTAATGCTCCCAATAAAACCAAAAGGTATTACTATGAAAAAAAGATCAAAAATGCCCATGAAAAAATCAAAAAAACTCTTTAGCAAAACAGCTAAAAAGGTACACAAGAAAAATGTATCTGCTAATCCAATGCGTGGCGGAATACGCCTATAAAAAAAGGGGGACAACAATGGCCTGTTATCACCCCATCAAAGGGTATCAATCAAAAATAATTAACCCCTCAGGAAAGCGTAGCATAGTCTTTAATCCTTCAAAAGGATATATAGATCGACCTGTTACCGTGCCCTGTGGGCAATGTATTGGCTGCCGCCTAGAGCGATCTAAAATGTGGGCAGTAAGATGCGTACATGAAGCCTCTCTCCACGAGAAAAATTGCTTTATCACACTCACATACAACGATGAAAATTTACCACCATCAGGACAACTAGAAGTTGCTGATTATCAAAATTTCATGAAACGCTTAAGAAAAGAGTATGGTCCCGGTATACGATTTTTCCACTGTGGAGAATATGGCGAGCAATTCAAACGCCCACACTACCATGCATGCTTATTCAACTTCGACTTCCCTGACAAACAACTATGGAAAGAACATCGAGGCAACAATTACTACACATCACAATCATTAAATGAACTATGGGGCAAAGGCTTTTGCTCCATCAGCGATTTAACCTTCAAGTCAGCTGCTTATGTTGCCCGATATATTACAAAAAAAGTTACTGGTGAGAAGGCTGTCACTCACTACGAAACCGTAAACGCCTACGGCGAAATTTATCAAAGGAAGGCGGAATATACGACTATGTCCAGACGCCCTGGCATCGCCAAGGGCTGGTTCGAAAAGTACTATAAGGACGTATATCCCGACGACTTCATCGTCATAGACGGTAAGAAATATAAAACTCCTCGCTTTTACGATGGACAATTCGAAATTCTTTCGCCCAAGGAATTGCAATTCGTAAAAATACAACGCAAACTAAATTCCAAACTACATGAAGCGAACAACACACACGAACGACTGGCCGTTCGTCATGAAATTCAGCTTCATAAGTTCAAACAATTAAAAAGGAGTTACGAAAATGAACCTTAAAATCTTTACCGTCTATGATTCAAAACTTGAGGCTTATCTTCAACCATTCGTAATGCAGTCCAAAGGACAAGCATTGCGTGCATGGATTGACACTATTCAGGATCAGAGTACACAATTTAACAAACATCCTGCTGACTTCACAATGTTTGAAATAGGAGAATGGAATCAAATCACTGGTGAAATTATCAAACATCCAGTTAAACTATCTCTCGGTACTGCACTCGAAATGTCCACTAATCAATCCATGCCAATCTAAATCTTCAACACCCGAGGGGGGGCAACCCCCCTCTCACCTAACAAAGGATAAACATGAAATCGGTCATGCAACACTCGTTCTCTCAAGTACCAAAAGCGCAAATTCCCAGATCTCAATTCAACCGCTCCCACGGTTTTAAAACCACATTTGACGCTGGCTATC